CCTAGAGCACGACTTCCAACGCATCATCATGCAGCAGGAATCAGCGGGCTGGGCCTTCGACGAGAAGTCTGGGGCTGAGCTCGTGGTGAAGTTGCGGACAAGATACGACGAGCTCGAAAGGGAACTGCAAGCGGTGTTCCCTCCGAAGGTCCTCACGATGAATACCCCGGCTCACTACGTCTTGACCTACACCAACGCACCTCCGTCACACGTTACGAGTCAGCATGAGACCAGAGGTAAGGCTGACATATATCGGAAGGCTCATGCATGGCGTCCTGGTGACTGCACCATTGAACCTGGCCCAATGAAGACCAAGTCCATCCCCTTCAACCCAACGTCGCGTGACCATGTGGCCGAGCGGTTCAAGGAGAAGTACGAATGGAAGGCCACCGCCTTCGGCAACGACGGCAAGCCCACGATGGACGAGGCCGTCCTCAGTAACCTTCCGTTCCCCGAAGCGAAGACATTAGGCGAGGCGTTCATGCTCACCAAGCGTCTCGGTCAGTTGGCCGACGGACGTAAGGCCTGGCTCAAACTTGTGAAACCTGATGGGAGGATCTATGGACGACTCCAAACCAACGGTTGCGTTACTGGACGCTGCACTCACCATGATCCTAACCTCTCCCAGGTTCCCGCATCTCGCTCACCATTTGGTCATGAATGTCGGGCCCTCTTTACGGCTAGCGAAAAACGGGTGCTCTGCGGGGCGGACGCCAGCGGTCTTGAGCTTCGTTGCCTGGCACACTTCATGGCTCGGTGGGACCAAGGTACCTATGTCAAGGAAATCCTCGACGGAGATATCCACTCTCTGAACTGCCGGGCCATGGGGCTCGACCCAGAGAAACTCTACGACGTTCGCAGCAAGATGCAGTCGGGCCGAGACATCGCCAAGACGTTCATCTACGCACTGCTCTACGGAGCGGGGGATGGAAAGATTGGATTGATCATTGGTAAGGGAGCCAAGGAAGGCAAGGCTCTCAAGGCTAAGCTCTTCGCCACCCTGCCATCGCTCGAGTTGTTCCTCGACTCAGTCAAGGAGAACTGCGGGTTCTTTAAGCGAGTCAACGGCGAGCGTGTGTTCTGGCTGAAGGACCCTAGGGCCACCAAGGATTTCCTTGGGGGTCTCGACGGCCGCCAGCTACTCATACGCTCACCTCATGCTGCACCCAACACACTCCTCCAGAGTGCCGGTGCGTTGATCATGAAGAAGGCATTGGTTCTGCACTACGAGTACACGATGCACCTCCGTGATCGCTTCGACTACGTGGGCAACATCCACGACGAAAGCCAGATGGACTGTGATCCGATGGTCGCCGATGAGGTGGGCCGTCTGTTCGTGGAAGCCATCACTGCGGCTGGGAAGTACTTCAAGTTCCGCTGTCCTCTCGATGGTGAATACAAGATCGGGAACACCTGGAACGAAACCCATTGAACAAGAAGGGGGACCCCATGGGACCCAAGACTCTATACATCGCTGGACCGATGCGTGGCATTGAGCACTACAACTTCCCCGCCTTCGACAAGGCAGCCTTCGAGCTTCGTAAGCTGGGCTTCATCGTCGTTAACCCAGCAGAGTTGGACCGAGTGGAAGGCATTCACGAGCACACCAATCCACTGCCGCCCAACTTCCTCCGCCAAGCGATAAAGCGGGACATGACCGCCGTCTGCGATTGCGACGGGATCGCGTTGCTGCCTGGCTGGGAAGAATCAGATGGGACTTTCGTTGAGATCACACTCGGCCGACTGCTGGAGCTTGAGATCAAACCGCTCAACCACTTCCTGTACGACGGGCTCAACGCTTGACCGCGGCAGCGGCCGACCCAAGAAAGAAACTACTAAAAAACGCCCGATCTCGTGCTAAGCGAGCCGGCTTGCCCTGTTCGCTCACCATCGACGACATCGTGATACCCGATCGCTGCCCGGTCCTTGGGCTTGTACTCAAGGTCCACCGTGGTGGCAAGGGGCCACGTGAAACCTCACCAACCCTCGATCGCATCATCAACGAACGGGGATACGTGAGGGACAACGTGATCGTTGTGTCGCATCGGGCGAACAGGATCAAGTCGGACACCACAACTGAGGAGCTCACCCGTGTCGCAGCATTCTTTAGTCAGGCGTCCCTCGCTCGAACCAACCACTCAGAGGAGTAAACCAATGGACACCTTTGTCCTCATTGACGGCGACATCCTCGCCCATCGCTATGCCTGTGCTGTTCAAGGTGTCATCGACTTCAAGGATGGCTACCGAGCCTAAGCGAGTGGGGGACCTAGCCCTCGCCACCAGTCTCATCAACAAGAAGATCGAAGACATCGCTCAGTTCCACGAGGCCAGCATCAAGGTCGCCATCTCTCCCAAGAAGTGCTTCCGCCACGGACTGGCCGACACCTACAAAGGTGGCCGCAAGCAAGCCGCCGTCGATGTGAATGGCTGCAAGGCTTTCATGGTGGACAAGTGGCACGCGAAGGTCGTCCCGAACCTGGAGGCCGATGACGTGCTCGGCATCTGGATGACTGACCCAACCTTCCGAGGCCGCAAGATATGTGCATCCATCGACAAGGACCTCAAGCAAATCCCCGGCCTTCACCTTCACCTAGTTGACCACCAGAACGACTGGGAAGAGGTGACGCCCGCGAGCGGGTTCTTCACGCACATGCTCCAGACGCTGACCGGTGACTCCACCGACAACTACCGCGGGTGTCCTGGTGTGGGCGACAAGGCAGCGTTTCAGGTTCTCTACCCCGAGGCCACCAAGTACGTAGACTACGGTGAGGTGGACGAGGAGTCAGTGTGGAAGGCTGTCGTCTATGAGTTCGAGGACGCAGGGTACGCCGAAGCCGACGCACTCCTTCAAGCTCGCCTGGCCAAGATCCTCCAGTTCCAAGACTTCAACTACAAGACAAGGGAGGTGCGTCTGTGGATGCCCCCAAGCTGATCGCGTTCTACTCCAGTGCTCCACAGAGTGGCAAGACAACCTGCTCCAAGTTCCTCCTGGAGACACTCACCAACTACTCCATCGTTCCCTTCGCTGGTCCGCTCAAGCGGGTGGGCTACGAGTTCCTCACGCAGATCGGTGTGTCACCTGCCGAGGCCAAGCGGTATCTCTACAAGGACAAGCACGAGGTCATCCCCCAGATCGACCGAGACTCACGCCATCTACTCCAGACCCTCGGCACCGAGTGGGGTCGGATGATGATCAAGAACAGCGTGTGGATCGACTGCTGGAAGTCCAACTATCACCAGTGGCTCAACTCAGTTGGCCAAGGTGTGCTCGTGGATGACATGCGGTTCCCAAATGAGTACGACGCAGTGAAAGCCATGGGCGGATACACCATTCGGATCATCCGACCGGACGCCATGCTCAACGCAACCGGCCACTCCTCGGAGGGCCAGCTTGACGACCACGACTTCGACCTGACGATCTACAACTGTGGATCACTGCTAGGTTTACACCACGACCTCACCAAAGATATTGCCATCGCCATGTCATGAATCATCCCACAGGCCCAGTAGGTACATAAGTGCTTACTGGGCCTTGTTTTCTATTTCTATACGACTATAGGAAGGATCCCCCCTATGCCATCTATAAAGGATAGGAAGCCTGAGCCACCTCTAATCGCTCAACACTTCCTCGATTGGTACGCCCTCACGTTCCCCATCGACATCCCCACGAACCTCGCAAGGCACACCCCTGAGTTCCAGGTTGAGTGTGTGGCCCGTGGTCAGAACCGGATGGTCTTGGACAAACTCAAGGACCGCCACCGCAGACAGAAACCCAAGCCCTAACTCCGGGAGTTCACCTATGTGTTCCAGCAGCAAGGCCCACACGCCTCCTCCTCCTCCACCTCCGCCAGCACCAGTTGACGAAGCAGCCTCGCCACTCGTGGGTGACGCTGGGTCGAAGTCCCGCAAGCGTGGCAAAGGTAAGAAGAAGAAGCGACGAGGCGTTGATGCCTTGCGTATTGACATGACAACCCCAACCGCCTCTGGGTTGAACACTCCCAACGGAGCGTAACGAACTATGCCGGAACCGAGCACCCATCAAAGTGCCTCGACCGATCGACAAACTGCCGCAAGTATCTACGAGGCTAAGACGGACGCACGCTCACCCTTCTTGCGACGAGCAAGAGAGATGTCGTTGCTATCTATTTCGTCTCTCATCCCACCAGAGGGTGACACTTCAAGCCAGGCAGTTCCCGACCCCTTCCAGTCGATCGGTTCACGAGGCGTTAACAACCTCGCATCAAAATTGGTGCTTACTCTCATGCCTCCCAATCGCTCTCCGTTCAAGTACGAGATCGAGCCAGAGGTACGCAAGGATTTGGAAGAGGACGAAGAGGTCGCCGAAGAGTTCGACCGAGCTCTCGTCCAGCGTGAGAAGGATGTCGTCCTTGAATGGGCAACCATGCAACTCCGCTCTGTGATGTACCAAGCCAAGCGACATCAGTTGGTCGCAGGCAACGTCCTGGTACACCTACCGAACGAAGAGAACGCCCAAATGTTCCCGCTGAGCAACTACATAGTTGAGCGGGATCGAGCAGGCCACGCCCTCAGAATGATCCTGAAGGAATGCGTTGCTCCCATCGCTCTCCCTCCTGAGATCCAGAAGGCAGCCTCCGACAAGAACAGCGACCCGTTCAAGGATGTCGATGTTTATACCTATGTCGAACTGATCAACGCCAAGGATCTCCCCTCACACGTCAAGGGACCAAAGAAGAAGAACGCTAAGGTCTGGTACACCTACCAGGAGGCTGAGGACACAATCCTCCCCGACACTGAAGGGTGGCATCCCGAGGATGATCCCCAGTGGTTCCCCTTGCGAATGACTCGAGTCGACGGCGAAGACTATGGCCGTGGGTTCCTCGAAGATTACAAAGGTGACCTCGAGCTCGCTGACGATCTCAGTCAAGCCCTCGGTGAGGGAGCTATGTCTGCCGCCCTGGTGAAGTTTGGCATCAAGCCCTCCGCCAACGTGACGGCCAAGGAACTTGAGCAGTGCCCCAACCTTGGGTTCATCGACGGCATCGAGCCGGACGATGTATTCCCCATCACCAGCGGCAAGCCCAACGACTTCCGAATCGCTGCTGAACACCTCGCGGCCCTCCGCCGAGAACTCAGCATGGCCTTCCTGTTGAACTCCTCAGTCCAAAGGGACGCCGAGCGAGTGACTGCCGAAGAGTTCCGCTTCATGGCCCAAGGCCTTGAGGATGCCCTCGGTGGTTTCTATTCGCTGTCCGTTGAAGAGGAACAACTTCCCTTCATCACCCGGACCATCAACCGTCTCCAGAAGAAAGGCAAGCTCACGAAGTTGCCTAAGGACACCGTGCGTCCAATCGTGGTCGCAGGTCTCGAAGCCCTCGGACGAAGTCATGAGCTCAACAAGCTACGTGAAGCCGCGGCTCTCGCTACTGAGATCCTTGGAGAAGGGTGGGCCGACAAGTACGGCAAGGTCACCGCGATCCTCCGAAGCATCTTCCGCAACCTCGGACTTGATCCCAATGATGTCATCAAGACTCAGAAGGATATCGACGCCGCCGCCCAGGCAGCACAGAACAAGAGCAGCAAGCAATGATGCAAGAAGCTGTCCTTCCCCAAGCGGCCAAGACTATCGGCAACGTAGTCGAACAGCAGGCCGCACCCGAAGGTGGGCAACCTCAGCCCGCCGCCTAATTGGAGCCAACCAGTATGTCAGGAATCCCAGCCCCCGATGCAGCCGCAGTAGACCAAGCGGTCGCTCGGGCTAGCAAAGTCCCAACCAAGTTCATCGATGCCAATGGTGTCGTGGACCAGGCTGCGATGGCGAGGAGCTACAACGAGCTCGAAGCCAAGCAGAGTAAAGCGACACCTCCGGTCACACCTCCTGTGACTGACCCAGCGACACCTCCGGTTGCTGATCCAGCCGCCGCTCTCCCCTCAGACACCCCACCAGATGGTGAGGTCACCCCGCCAGTGGATCCGAAGAACCAACTCGTTCCACCTCCGCCCCCGGACCCCAACGCTCCGCCCGAGCCATTCAAGCTTGATATGGAATCACTCGCGACTGAGTACGCGGATAACGGTGGGAAATTGTCTGAGGACACGTACAAGAATCTCGAAGGCCTTGGGATCTCAGCGGCAGACGCCGACGGATACATCGCCTTCCAAGAGCAGAACGTCGAAGCACAAGTCGACGAGCTCATGACAGAGGTCGGTGGTGAAGAACGCTATCGACAGATGACAGCGTGGGCTGCGTCTCACCTCGCTCCCGAAGAGGTCGCTAAGTTCGACCAAGAGGTGGCCAAGGCTCAGGGTGACCCCAATGCCGCACGCATCGCCATCATGAACATGCGTGACCAGTGGACCCAATCCACAGGCCAAGATCCCCGTCGGATCAACGGTGGACACAACACGACCGAAGGCACTAGCTACGAGAGTCGTGAACAGATGGTCAGTGACATGAGTGACCCACGCTACAAGACTGACCCAGCCTATGAGCGAATGATCAAACTCAAGCTGAGCCGATCCCCCAACCTGTTGAACACCGGAGGCCGTCGTGGAAAGTAAGAACAAGAACAAAGACGTTAAGAAAGATCCCAAGGCTGAAGTGAAAGCTGAGCCCAAGGAAGCCCCGGCTCCTGAGGTAGTTAAGGTCGAAGCGGATGCCGCTCTGCTGGCCGCCGTTGCTGCCCAGACCGCCAAGGAAGCTCCCGAGGTTGTCGCTCCTGAAGTGGCCACAGTGGTTGCTCCGCCCAGCCCAGCGATGCTCGAAGCTATCGCCAAGCAGGAAGCCAAAGAAGCTGCCGAAGCTGAAGTCCTGAAGGGCAAGCACGTGTGGCTCCGCTCCGCTGACCGCGAGAAGAAAGCCTTCTCGGTCG